AAACACAACAATAGTCGCACCAATAAACCCAAAAGTAAAATTATCCCTAACCCCTTCCCAAATTTCTGAAGTAGTGGCGTTTTTATACTCTTTTACAATTTTCTTAAACTTGGCTCTATTGCCAGTTTTGTTTTTAATTTCATTTTCCATTGTTGGAATAGATGGACTCGAACCATCAACCTCCCGCGTATCAGGCGGACGCTCTAACCAATTGAGCTATATTCCATTATTTGTACAAAGATAGTCATTTTGTACCATAAAAAAAATTCCCCTAACTTTTAAATTAGAGGAATTCAATATTAGATTTCGACAGTATCTTATTTTAAGAATCTTAACTTATATACTGTGGAGAATATTAATTCCTGAACCGTATCAATTTGGTTTTGAATGAACGATTCTTTAACTTCTTTTCTAGATTTCTCAATCATAGTATCTAATGATTTGAAATAATTAATTACTTGCTCAGAACTCTTATAGTCCTCAGTTTTAACTGAATCATAATTTTTAATAACATCGTACTTACCTTGATAACTTTCGATAATACCGTCCACTAATGCATCAATTCCTTCATAGTATTTTTGTAATGCTTTATGTTCAGAATATGACTTAGTCTGTAAATGAAAGATGTGTACCTGAGTTTGAGAATGTAATAGTGCTGACACCATATTCTTAAATCCTGAGTTACCTTTAGTTTCAGACTTATTTTCCTGTTCATTCAGGTGCATTACCTTGAATAGTTGCTCTTTTGTTAATGTTACTTTTTCCATACTAATAAATAGTCAATATGGGTAAAAAATTGCGGAAGGAGTAGGATTCGAACCCACGGTACCTTGCAGTACTTCAGTTTTCAAGACTGACGCAATAGACCAACTCTGCCATCCTTCCGTAATAAGTGTTTTGGTCAACCACTCGCATCCCACCAATCTATTGTATCAAACTTTCTGTAGTCCAAACGATTAAATCTCCTACTACTCATTCTCAACTCACTTGCCTAAGCCTTGTCCGTTGTAAACACTTTGGGTGACTAACGGGAATCGAACCCGTGACAACTTGGACCACAACCAAGCGCTCTGCCAACTGAGCTATAGCCACCATATGTTGCGTGTTTGGGGTTTGAACCCAATTGACCATCCTTATGAGAGATAGTTCTTTTCCTCTAAGCCACGCAGTTTAGAGGTTCTATTAGGATTCGAACCTAAACTCCGAAATCCGTAGTTTCGTGTGCTATCCGTTACACCATAAAACCCTAATCGCGGTCATTGTCCCATTTGACAATAATCATCAAAATAACCCATACTAATAAAAACCACATATTTTTTTCCATTTTATTTAGTTACCCGAGCTGGATTCGAACCAACCCTAAATGCACCAAAAACATTTGTGCTACCGCTACACCATCGGGCAATATTGTGGACCAGCCTGGGCTCGAACCAGGGACCTATTCATTATGAGTGAAGTGCTCTAACCAACTGAGCTACAAGTCCAAAATGTGGGAGTAGTAGGACTCGAACCTACGAACTCTAAAGAGGGAAGATTTACAGTCTTCTGCAATTGCCGCTATGCGATACTCCCAAATAAGGAAAGGAGAAGATGGTTCCGTGGACGACTCCTTTTATGATTGGCATTACTGATGTTAGTTTAAACTCCGACGATGTCTTATTCCAACCACTAACAGGTTTTACATCATCATTCCCCAATCAACCTTTAGCACGCATGAAAGGATTCGAACCTCTGACACATAGTTTTGGAGACTACTGCTCTACCAACTGAGCTACACACGTATTATTTTTTTACAATTCCAGCTTTAATAAGAAACTTACGAGCAGATTTCTTATTCTTACAAGCTTTTTTTGTTGTCATTCTAATGGCTTTAACCATTTTGTCAATTTCTTTCTTTGTCATGAGGTCGGTACAGGATTCGAACCTGTGTAGATAGTTTTGCAGACTACCGCCTAAACCACTCGGCCAACCGACCCTTTTGTTTTACAAATTTAACCTAAATTATTGGGATAATATAATAATGTTGGGTTCTTTTTTTGAATATCAACCTCGGGATATCTTTCTTTAAATTTCATTACATTAAAAGGTTGAGTTATGATATGGAATCCACTTCTTGTCTTAATAAAAGTCATTCCTTGGTCTTTTCCTGCCTCTTTTTGTAACTCGTTTATATATTCTCTCAATGACACCTGATATGGGTCATGATTGAATCCGTCCATCGATACATTATCAATATCAATAATCCATCTTTTCTCCTGAGTCTTAATCTGTCCCACAACCGAATCAAATAACCCCTTTTGGTTTTGAACTCCATTCTTAATTCTCTCAGCTAAACTCGCCAACATATCCAAAGACACATCTCTGTGGTTTTGTTTTTGAACATGAATGTAAGCTCTTGCCTTGAACATCTCACATAGTTGCTTTACCTCATCATATCTCCTTTCCAAGTGGTCAATTGATTCAATGCAATATGTTTTGATAGTTCTAACCGATTGATGGTTATCTTTCTCTCCTTCAGGTTGGTCTTTCTTACGTTTGAAGACATACAGCATATAGAAATCCCCCTTCTCCTCGAAGTTCAATAATGGTTTTATTATGTCTATATTGTTTATCATATCATTTTTTTTATTTAACCATGTCAAAATTAACATTATTATCTGACATTAACTCACGAAGTTCATCCCTTATTTCTTGATAAGCGTCGTACTTATCCTGAGGTAAATTGTCAGGAGCATATTTTGTTTTAGCTCTCAAAGATTGGTCTAAATCAAATAATACAGACCAAAATTTCATACTACTAACGGCTAAATCAAAATCTTGTTGGTCATCAGGTAAATTAAATTCAAGTATTGCTTTCATAATATAAGTTTTTAGTGACCCCGCCGAGATTCGAACTCGGGACTCCTTCATTAAAAGTGAAGTGCTCTACCAACTGAGCTACGAAGTCAAATACCCCACTTCACCAGGTTAACGGACTGGCTGCCATATGGGAGTGGGGGTTTCCCGTTAATTCGGGACTCCGTGGTACGGGGCGGGTTCGAACCGCCGACACCTTGCTCTTCAGGCAAGTGCTCTACCAGCTGAGCTACCGCACCAAGTTTAAAGTTAAAGTCGCCCACACTTGTTCGGGGCGGGACCTTTCGGTCACCTTCAACATCCCTTTAACTTTAATGTAGTTCCTGTAGGATTCGAACCTACGACTACTTGCATGTAAGGCAAGGACTCTTCCACTGAGCTAAGGAACTGTATGATGATGTTGGAGTACCCATCTCGCTCCAATCTTAACTGCTTCATCAGAGTTTTCTCTGGGCCCAGGCAGAGGGTGCTGTCCGTTTAATAGTTATTGAGTTAGTCGACAACTACAATAACATCAGACCATCATCTTGTATCGCGTACGGGGTTCGAACCCGTAATCTTCACCGTGAAAGGGTGACGACTTAACCAATTTGTCCAACGCGACGTTTAAATCGAAATACTTTCGCCCCCTGTATATCCTTTCGGAAGATGCTTAAGGTCAGCCTTAACTATTAAGGGAGCCACCCGTATTTCGAATACAAATTTACAACCAATATTTCAAAGAACCTAACAATTTTACATAAAAAAACCCCGAACCTTTTTACGAGTTCGGGGTATATAAAAAATTGGGTTTATTTCTATTTTAAAAAATTATCCTAAGATTACATCCGAACTACAATCGCGCATACGCTCATACCAACAAATCGATTTTTGCTGTGTACTAAAGACCATATGTTTTATTGTAGTTTTCATTGTTTCTAATATATACCTCAAAGATAGTAAAAATCTTTAATTTGTCAAATTATTTTTAATAATCAATTTTATGGTCCTGAGATAATGTCATACTTTGACCAACAATTACATCTCTTAAACCTTTAGTTACGGGTTCCACATAATGTGGGTGAGTCAAACCACCAGGAAACACAATAATATCCCCCTTTTCTAATCTGTAAGTAACATTCTGTCTAGGAAAAATTAGTTTACCTCCTTCATAATCATCAGTTAAACATCCAACCATACTTAACCCACTAAAATCCCAATGAATATCTTTTTCACCGTTAATTAAACTATTAGGTGTATAATGAAGTAAGAATAAATCTCTCCATTTTGTTTCAACAAATTTACTTAATTGTTTTATAGTCTCCTCACTTGAATTTAATCCTATTCCTTTTTCAACATCATACGTACTAAAATAATGTCCCAAATATTTGGATTCAATTTCAGAAAACCAAAAATTATCAAAAATATAAAATGTGTTTTTATCCTCAATATGTAAATCTAATCTTCCATCAAAACCGCTCTTATTTCTAACCGACATTAGTCTTTCAATAAGTTCATCAGTCATGATTTTTGGAAATACAAAAATATCTAAGTCAATCTGTTTCATTATTTAACTCCGTCTTGAATATTAAAATTAATCACACATCTGTGTGTCTTACCGTAGAATGGTTTAACCGAATGTACGATATCATACGGCCAAATGATTAACATACCTTTTTTAGGTCTGATAAAGTGAGACATCCCTCTAATATGGAATGTAAAAACTCCACTATAAGGATGGTCGGCAATCGGGTCACCGTCAGATAAGTAATAACCTCCTGAGAAGTTTAATATTGTTTCCTCATTTGGTTGCCATCTACAGTGATTGTGAGCATTATGACCTCTACCTTCAGTTGGGTTATAATATTGAATCCAGCTCTCGGTAATATCAGGTTTTCTATTGTGTTGGAACCCTAACATGTCTAATAACTCCATATAACCACTCTCAACCCTTTGTCTAATCTTCTTAACGTTCTCATTGTTGATGTCAAGAAAGTCGTTAGGCGGTGTCCAAAAACGACTACCAATAGGATTATACTCTGTAGGTTCCACCCACATTTCTCTCTTATCGTAATTCACAGAATAATTTGATTGTCTGTTAATGTCGTATTGTTCAGGAAGTTCCTGACCCATTAACTTTTGTTGGGGAGTTAGATTCTCAAACCCAAACGTGTATACCTCATCATGAAACTCATCGTCACCGAAAACTTTCATGTATACAGGAATTGGAGCCAAGTGAAATAAATTCGGTTGACTCGTTGGAACTAAAGGTCTTTGTACGTACATAATTTACTTTATTGTACCCCAAGTCGGACTCGAACCGACACGACCGAAGTCACAAGTTCCTAAGACTTGCGCGGCTACCATTACGCCATCGGGGTAAATATCATTATCGCTTCAGCCACATCGGGAAAGGCGCCTCTCCCGCGTTGTTTAAGTGTGTGTCTTGCGCCGTATCTCACTGAGTTACGATAATGATTGTGATTCGGATAGGATTCGAACCTATGACCTACGCATTAGAAGTGCGTTGCTCTATCCAGCTGAGCTACCAAACCAAGCTTCCCCACCTGAGATTCTGGTGAGTAGATTTTTCTTCAGTTTTTCTCTTCAAAACCCGCGACGGTCTTACCCGCACATAAAAGTCAAACATACTCGGATGGTTTTGTTATTCGCCATTTGTCCCGAGGACCACTTCTGTATAATCGTAGTGGCATTAACTATAACATCTTTAAAGAACGTTACCAAACTTACTGAACACCTCTTGTTCATTGTACCGAGGGAGGGACTCGAACCCTCACGGCCGTTACTGACCAAGGGATTTTAAGTCCCTCGTGGCTACCATTACACCACCTCGGCATTTGTTTTACAAAGATAATGAATATCTCTGATAAAGTCATAAAAAAACCCCGAACTTTTTTTAGTTCAGGGTGAATATCTATAAATAGAAACGGCTCTGAACAAGTTACGGCATAAGTCTTCTTAATAGACCTTGTCTATCAAGTAATAACGTATGTAATAATGTTGTTCTCATGTTTTTATAAATATGTCTTAATTTACGAAGCTTTCTTCAAAGTAAGTATCGCTTGAATTGTCTTCAATGTTCTCTGTATGATTTAATGTAACTATTTTATTGTTGAAGTCAAATATAAAGTTACCATCGGACCCCTCATTAATTTCCCATCCACCAAAATTTCTGGATAGCTCTCCGTAACACCAATCCTCAATTCCTGAGGGAACTCCACTACCATTCTCTTCAAACGAACTCTCCATATAACCAGAGTCTCCTGACCCATTATAAGTTACGGTTAAAATACCATCGTTAGGAATTTCAACATCTGAAAACTCAGTTTCAATCCAACGGTTAAATCTTTCAATATCTTCCTCAGAATCATATTCTAAAGAAGAACCATCACCTCTACTATAGAAAGACCACCAATGAGAGAATGTGATTACTTTAGCATCAACATCAATATCATACTCAAGTCTTTGATAGTTAATGTCATCATCGTGTTCTTTAATCAATCCTTGGTCATCACAATACTTCATAATTTTTTGAAGTATGGGTATTAGTCCTGGAGGGATATCGGCATTATAGTTATTTGCAAAACCAGTTACATACTCCCAATTAATATCGTCGTAACTGAATGTCCAACCGTTATCTATATCAACCTCAATATTACCATCTCTCATTCCTAATGAACCTAGGTAATTAGTTACTCTTCTTAGATATTGTTTTTCTTCTGGTGTTAAAATTCCTTTCATAATTATAAATATCAGTCAGTGAATTCAAGTTTCATTGTTTTTAACATCCACTGAGGTCTTTGATTTGTTGATATATTATTGACCCACTCTTTAGCCGAAGGAATGTAGTTATTACAATCCTCCTTTACATGTTGTTCACCAACATATCTAGTATAAACGGTTATACCGTCACTATTTTTGAATTCGGTACCAAATTTCTTTTCCATTTCAAAAATACCTTCACTATGATGTCTAAACATTCTATGTAGTGAATCACCAAACCATCCTTTAGTTTCGTCTAACCATTCGTGTAGATGAATATAGTCTTCAGGTTTTCCACCAAATTTTTTGGCGGATGATTTTGCGTGTAAGTTAGGGTGTGCCATCTTTCCAATAGTCTTTATTATAATTAAATAAGGTGAATTGTTTCTCCATTCCAAAATAAACTAAATCCGCCAATTCTTGAGTGTATAATAATTTCCAATCGTTAACGTCACCAAATTCTTTTTCGTAACAATTGTTGTAAATTTGAGTTTCAAAATATCCGCTTAAATCGATATCACCATTTTTCACAAATGGGAGTGATTTTAAGTCTTTTTCTAAAAATTCAACTCTAACATAATAGTCAGGAGTTTTACCTATATTATCAATAATTTTATCTAAATAAAATTCATATCCTCTCAACATATCAGTATTAGTAAACTCTTTTTTAATAATACCTCTAATCCAAGATTCAAAATCTATTGAATATGATTTATTATTGTGTAAAAAAATACGGAATAATGATGCTAATCTAGAATATGGATTTCGAATATTTAAAATTAAGGTATAATCGAGTTTATCTTTTTTGGTTGAATACCCGTGTTGACTGGAAATATCAAAATTATAAATTTTTTGTAGTACCCCACACGTTCTGGTTGCGGTTCTCATAGGAGTTACCCAAACTATTTTTAATTCGTCAGAATAGTTCATTAAAATCCTTTTGTTTGATTTCTTCTTGCCTCTTCAGCTTCTTTGTAAACTCTAACCCAAGTTAAAAACACATCAATAGGGGCTAGAATCCAACACATAATAATTAGACCCATACTTTCGAGACCTGGTGATATTCCAAGACCACCCGACATAACATCTCTGTTCCATTTTCTAATTGACATAATTACACAGTAAACGAAGCAAACAATGTAATAAGACCAAAATAATTGCATAAAATATAATTTAGTGGAGAATGAGGGAGTCGAACCCACGACCTCTTGAATGCAAATCAAGCGCTCTAGCCAACTGAGCTAATTCCCCTATTAGAGCCTCCTGTCGGAATCGAACCAACGACCTACTGATTACAAATCAGTTGCTCTACCTGCTGAGCTAAGGAGGCATTTGTGGGTATATGTTCATCACATATTCTTGGGTTCCCACACACCCCTTGAGCGGTAGACAGGGTTCGAACCTGCGACCTCGTACTTGGAAGGAACGAGCTCTACCAACTGAGCTACTACCGCAATTTTGGCGGTCCCGACGGGATTCGAACCCGTATCTCGCACCGTGACAGGGTGGAATTGTAACCATTCAACCACGGGACCAATTTAGGTTTTGGTGTAAACACCCTACATGACTTTAACCTAAAAAGTACACTGAGTAATTTAAAACCCCCAGCGGTTTTTACTCCACAAAGATATGGTTATATTCCGATATTCTTCGCTTCAATTTGTTAACATATTGTGGGTCCTCAGCATAAACTTTACCTAATAACGCAAAATATTGTTTTTTTGTTATATCGTTACGTGTTTTCAACATGTGTTCTTGCCACAGTGAATAATCGTACACGCTATAACCCCAATCTCCGTATTTTGAGTATCCACTTTGGGTTACCCCAATTCTTGCGGATTCTCTTTTGGTTGGGACCTTCATCCCAAAAAGATTGTTAGCTGATTTAAACAGCTTTGATGTAAACTCTCCTGATTCTAATATAGCTTGTGCGAACACAATATCAGGAAATTTTATACCATACTTAATTATCTGCTCATACAAACTCTCTTTTGAGATACTCTCTTGAGTATTACTTTGTAATTGCTTCTCTTGTGCTTTTGTTGTCATTGTTCCTAACAATAACAACACAGTCAATAAGAATGTTTTTCTCTTCATTTCTTTCTTTTTGTCTGTTTATGCTTCAGGATTACTCCATCCACGATACTACAACATTGGAAATTATTTCCACCCACCTCGGAGGCCCCTGTAGGATTTGAACCTACGACCAGTTGATTAACAGTCAACTGCTCTACCACTGAGCTAAAGGGCCTTATAATAATAATCAAAGTTTTCAATAAAGGAAACTTTTGTCGGGGTAGGAGGGGTCGAACCTCCCGCCTCTTGGTCCCAAACCAAGCGTCTCACCCCAAGACTATACCCCGTACATAAAAAAACCCTGAAGTATTAGTTCAGGGTTTAGATAATTGGCTATAATATTATTACCAAATAATCGATTCTGAACGTACAAACATAGTGCCCGCATCCCCATTAGGAGTTGTAGGTGTGTCTAAATTTGTATTTGTGTTCATAGTTTTCATAGTACAATATTACAATAAATATATTTAAAATCAAATAAATCCCTATTTTATTTTTTTTAAGGTAGTGTGTTACTTCCTTTTAGGTAAAATTCACCTACAACTTTTGGTCTTAATTCCGTACCTGAATACGTACCGTAAACTCTATATTGACCAGCAGGGATACGATTTCCAGTGTAATTCATAACATAACTATACAATGTTGAATTTGTGTTAAATGCTACTCTGTATGCCCCGTTATTGTGTTTTGTTGACATTTTATTCTGTCTCCAATTTGAGTTTGGTGTTGCATTCACAGGAATTAACACTGTAATCCAAACAAATTGATTGTTAACCAACGGTCCACTAATTTTAACAGTTCCCATATTATACACTCCCGTTGATGTTTGAGTAATATCAGATTGAATTACTGACGGTAATGTTCCATTATACCAATGTGGCATATCTACATAATTTCTTAAATCCGAAAAGTTTGTAGGTCTAATAGGTGACCCAGTAAAAAAACCATAAAATGGAGTGTTTGTTGGAGTTTTTACGCTTTGTGATGGAACAGTCTTCAAATAATTTACAATCATCCCTGTTTTTGTTTGAGGTTCAACAAAAATGTAAGCCTTTGGTCCAACCGTTGGAACAGTTGGTGAGGTAGACATTGTTCTTAGGTCTTGCCCCTGAGTTGATTCAATTGAAGTTTGTTCAACTGGTTCGAATACGTCATCTTTACTACAAGATACGAATAATACTGAGGTTGCGAATAACGCAACGAATAATTGTTTTAATTTCATGGTCATAATTTATAAGTGTTTTTTAAATATTTTTTCGATTGAATCTTCCTCTTCAACAGACAAAGAATAATACTTATTTTTAAGTAAGTCCAATTTTTCAATAAAGTCGGACTCCATTCTGCCTCGTTTATCGTTACCCTCTGATTTAAAGGTAATAACACTCTCAGGAAGATGGTTTTCTTTAACAAGATATTCAATTAATTCTTTAATTTCCCAACTACTACAAGAGTCAACAAACTCAATTGGGTCGATGTCAATATCATCTGGTGTAAATTCTGGCATACGGTATATTTTTAAATCTGTTTATGTTTTAATTCTTGACAAAGATATACAAACAATTTGATTTTGGAAAATATTTGTAGATATTTATTATTATGATGATAGACAAATTAATTACGTGTCTTTTGGGAATTAACCAAAAATATGAGAACTCGGGAGCTTTGAGATGTGGAAAACCTCGAACCGTTAACTATTGCTAAATCATTAGTATAATAGAAAGGGGTCGAATTCGACTCCTTTTTTGTTTTTATCACCTAAATAAACTATGTTTGTAAAAATTGGATTAAAATGAGTACGGTATTGGTATTAAATTACGACTATACCCCTCTTAATGTAACAAGTGTTAGGAGAGGTTTTGTATTGGTGGACAAAGGGAAGGCTGAAGTTATCAAATCAGACGAGAACCCTATTGTTACTGGTTACAATGTCCACGTGCGTCCAGTTATCATCCGACTATTAAAATACATAAAATATCAGGTAAGAAAGTTAAGGGCGAACAGGGCAAGAATTTATAAGAGAGATAATCACGAATGTGTTTATTGTGGGTCAAAGAAAGACTTGACCTTAGACCACGTTATGCCTAAATCAAGAGGAGGAGGTAATGAGTGGACTAATCTTGTTACGTCTTGTTTTAAATGCAACCTTAGAAAAGGTAATAGAACACCAGACGAGGCAAAGATGTTTTTGAAACAAAAACCTTATGTTCCAACATTGATTAATGATAATGCGACCCTTCAAAAGGTTTGGAATGATTATCAAAAATCATTTGTTTATTAGAAAAATTTACTAAATTTAAAAATACACTTATGACAACAGAGACTAAACTAAAAGTAGGTATAGTTCTATCAGTTTTAACACTATTATGGTCAACAGTAATGTGGAGTAATAGTATTGAAACCGTTAAATTACAGTCAAGTACGATTGAACTACAATCAAATACGATTGATAGTTTACACGATGAACTATTTAACACCAAAGTTGAAAACTTTAGACATGAGTTAACTCGAGAAGAAATTCTCAAACCAAATAAAAAAATAAATAAACAATACGAAGAGTATTACAATCACGAAACAGAGTAAAATGCAATCAGAGAATTACACAAACCCAGAACAAGCAGGTGAAGGACAGAATCCTCAAGACCTAATTAACGCGTCTTTAATCTTCGCAAGAGCTTTAGGATTAATCTTAAAGAACGGTGAAGGTATTGTTGTTGACGTTGTAGGAGACATCAATTTAGGTCCTGAAATTAAAAAAGTAATTGTATTTGAATACAATGACCAAGTCCACATTTATAAATGTGAAGAAGACTTAGAAGAAGGAACTGCAGTAAACATGGACACAAATAAGGAGGGTCCTGAAGTTATAGAACCAAACGCAGAGCCTGAAACTGAGGCATAATTTTTTTTAAAAACATATAAATGAGAGTATTAGGATTTTCGGTGGGGCATGATAAAGGTGCGGTCATTATTGAGAACGGAAAAGTTGTTGTTGGGATAACCCAAGAAAGAATTTCCAGAATAAAACATGACGGAGCTCACCAAGGTGGAATAGTCCCATTTGAATCAATTAATTATTGTTTAAATGCTCTTAGCATTACACATAGAGATATTGATTATTATGTATATAGTACCACAGAGATTGAGGACACAGCTGGAAATCAATTCTTTTCAAAATACCATGACCTTAAAAGAGAGATATTATATTTTATCCCTCACCATTTAGCTCATGCATATTCCTCATTTTTTAGTTCAGGTCTTGATGAGTCAGCGGTTATTGTTGCTGACGCATCAGGAAGTATTTTAAACTTTAAAAACAAACTAAATCTTTGGTATGAAAAAAACCGAGATGGTCTTGACACCAACGAGGATTGGACAGAGGGTATTTCAATATACAACTTTAAAAAAAATGAGTACTCAGAGGTATATAAGAAATGGATAAAATATCCTGTACCACTTGATACAGACGAAGACACTTCTTTAGGTACAATGTATTCAACAGGGTCATTACAACTAATTTTTGAACCAAAGAGTCAAACATGGCCTGCGGGTAAACTGATGGGATTGGCATCTTATGCTAATCCTGACATTGTTGCGGAGGCTCCGTTTTTTGTTGAAGAACTTGAAAATGACATTAAACTTTCAAATAATCGAATATATCCTAGGGTTTCTTGGAAGTCTGATTTCTATTCGAGAGCTTGTGTTGCAGGTATCTACCAAAGAGAACAAGAAAGAGCGTCATTAATTTTAGCCAAAATGGCAAAAAATCTCACAGACAGTAAAAACATTTGTGTTGCTGGTGGTTCATTTCTAAACTGTAATTCAAATGAAATAATTTTGAATTCGGGACTTTTTGAAAATTGTTATTTCTTACCTCCGAGTGACGACAGTGGAATACCGTTAGGATGTGCTTGGTACGCCTACCAACAGTTGACTGAAATTGAGGAAACTGAAAAAATGAGTCCTTATTTTGGTAAAACATACTCAAAGAGTGAAATTTTTGAGGCATTAAACGAACATCCTGATTTAAGATATTCTGAGTTTGGAAATTTTGACGAGCTACTTGATATTGTATCTTATCATTTAACTCAAAATAGAATTATAGGGTGGTTTCAGGGAGGTTCTGAAATAGGCCCGAGAGCTTTAGGTAATCGTTCAATATTAGCATCCCCAATAGAGAAATGGATGACAGGTCATATTAATTCAGATATCAAACATAGAGAGTGGTATAGACCTTTTGCACCTGCAGTTCTTTTTGAACAACAGGGTGAAGTTTTTGAAAGTTCAGTTTATTCACCGTATATGTTGGTAACCACAACTGTTAAGGAAGAATGGAGAAATAGAGTCCCCGCAATTACACATATCGATAATTCGTCAAGACATCAATCAGTAACTCTTGAGAATAACCCAAGATTTCATTCTTTAATTTCTAAGTTTTATGAAAAAACGGGTGTACCTGTTTTATTAAATACAAGCTTTAATGGACCACACGAACCTATTGTGGAAACACCATTAAACGCCATTAATACTTTTTTAAGTAATAATCTTGATATTTTAGTGATTGGTAACATCCTAATTACTCGAGATTAATATTTTACTCAGAGTTAGATAATTTAGAATTATTTGTATATCTTTGTAAAAAATAAAACATATGACTATAGGACAAGATTTTCAAAACTATTACGTAAAACATTTAGGTAAACCATCTTTGGATTTACATAATTTTTCAAACCATATTGAGTCGTCAATGACTCCGTACATTCTTGAGGAAAGAGAATTGAGAGCAACTCAAATCGATATCTTTTCAAGATTAATGAGAGATAGAATTTTATGGGTTGCAGGTCCTGTTAATGACCACATGTCAACTATTGTTCAAGCACAATTAATGTTCTTGGATTCTAACGACAAGGCGGACATTACGATGCATATTGACTCACCAGGTGGAAGTGTAAAATCAGGGTTATCTATGGTTGATGTTATGAACTATATTGCCTGTGATATTAGAACAATTAATACAGGTATGGCAGCATCTATGGGTTCGGTATTGTTGGGAGCGGGGACTAAAGGTAAACGAAGTTCTTTGAAGTATTCAAGAACTATGTTACATCAATCTTCAGGAGGTGCTGGAGGTAATATTCAAGACGCTCGAGTTACATTTAAAGAGTGGGAAAAAATCAACGATACATTATTTGACCTTTTAGGTGAATATTGTGGTAAAACCGCAGAACAAGTTAAACTTGATGCTAGTCGTGATTTATGGTTGGATAGTCAAGAGGCGTTAGATTACGGAATTATTGACGAAATTGTTAAAACAAAAAAGAAGGGTGTTTAACCCTTCTTTTTTTTTAGACTTTAGAACACCCCCTTTATTTTTGTTCGTCAGTTTATAAAATAACGTTTTATCGTCATTTTGCCGTATTAGACTGCTTTAGCAATTGCTTCTTTACCCTTATCGAGTAATCCGCCAAAACCTCCACTGTCCGCCATTCCAGTCTTTAATTTATCATAAACACCAGATGCTTTATCATTCATTTTTCCAAATAATTCACAAACAATACCACTAAGTTGTTTTTCTAAATTGTTTGCAAATGCGGTATCTTTAACTACACCACCTAAGGCGTTTCTTATAAATGTATATCCACTACCAGAAAGACCTTTGTCATTTTGAATCATCATCACTACGGCCTCTGAAAGTGAGTTGGCAATTAAAGTTGTTAACGCCTCGCAACTTTTGAGGGCTTTGGCAAGCTCTAACGGATTCGATGTTATAAATGAAACCAAGAAATTTTTAAAGTAACCTCCAAGTCCAATAGAACTTAAAAGAGAATTAACCAAAGGTTCAACAATAGTCTCAACGGCTCCTCCAAACGAATTACCAAAGATTTTACCTAAAAAATCCATCAAATTTTCGTTTACCATACCTTGTTCATCAAGATATCTAATCTCTTCTAAAAGAGAGTACATCATTTTTTGTTGTTTCTCTTCAGATAACTTGTGAAAGTTTCTTGCGTTACTCTCAGATTCAACAATCATCATGATTCTACTTTCAACTAACTTTTGTTCAATTAAAAGTTTCTCTTTTTTTTCTTTAGTCTCTATAATAGACTTTTTGATTTGTTTTTTTAACATCATTGTTTTTTTTACTCAATTCTCCATTTAGAATCCGATAATGGCCCACCTTCTTTATTACCTTTAAGAATATCCACATAATTATCAATTCTACTTAGAATTCCTCCCCATTTACCTTCAAATTCATTGGCACATGCCTGAACTTTTTCTTTCATCGGTAATAGAGTGTTTGGTTCAACACGTTTTTTAGTTCTCCAAGCTTCGTAATACGCTTCAATAGTATCTCTACAGTCTCTTTTACTTGTTGGAGTCTGATTAGAAATTGCTTTAGTAAATTGTTGTTCAATATTACCTCCGTCAGCACCCACTACATTTTTTGGTGGGAAAAACATAACTAAATCTTCAGCGAACAATGTTCCTGCAGGATAAACAACTTTAGAACTCCAAGTTTGAGCTTCTTCGGCATCTAAATCTTTTCTTAATTTACCACCTAAGTCAGTATATTTTTTAATAACTTTAATTTGTTCAGGTGTTAATCCTCCTGTAACTCCTTTATTAATAATACTTCTGTATAGTGTCACACCATTAACAACTTTCTTTTCGAACATTTGTGGGTTCTCCAAGTTCTCACGAGTTGTTTTAATATCTTTAGCCTCAGCCCATCCACCTTCTTGTTGTACTAAAGCAGTGTCAGCCGCGTTTGCCGCTTGTGTTGCCGCAGTAACCGCTTGTGCCGCCGCTTGTTGAACTTCCGTACAATCCAATTTACCTGGAAGGAATTGGAATTTACCGTTATCGTCAAAAATACCAGCTCTACCGTCAGCAAAGAAATATCTAAATTTACCAGGAGTTTTTGTACTCTCTTGTTTAATTGCAAATTGTAATGCAGGATTCTTAGTTTGCATTGTTACAATTTTACCGTTCTTTACACATCCGTCAGTTAATATTTTATTTAACTTACTTTTTAAATCAGCATCAACTTGTTCTGAAATTAAAGGTTTTTTCATTTTGGAATGCATTTCCAAAATCGCCTCTTTATCTTTTTGAGTAATATTGTTCATTTTCATATTTTTTAAAATTTAGAAATCGGTATTGTCACCGCTAATACGTTGTTCTTCACCTGAAATCTCAGGTTCAACCTCAGTTGGTTTAGATTGACATATTTTAGTCACATCAGCATCTGTAAATGTTGTAAATCCTTTACCACTTAAAGCTGCTTGGGTTTTTGGTCCAAACTTACCGTCAGTAACTAATCCTAAACATCCTTGTACTTTAGCAATTGTGTCGGATTTACATCCTTTTGAGTAAGTTCCTGAACATGGTTTATATCCACCTGTTTTGGAACCTCCTCCTCCACCTTTTTTGGAGCCTCCTCCACCTGAACCTCCTTCATCTTTAATAGATAATAAACTATCTTCAACAATATCTCTTAATGGTCTATAAATTTTTAACCATTCTGAAGTTTGGTCAAAATCATCATCTAAAAATTCCAACAAATCACCTTCACTACCATAATCTTTATTAAATCTTGTGACTAAAGCACAAAAATCAGAAGCCGTTTTTAAAGATTTAAAAGCCCCGTATACCGCTTCCTCATCAGTCCCTACACCTTTCATTGCGTCATATAATTGGTCTGATAAATTTCTGACATCTCCGTCACTAATACCTCTCTTAAGTTTATCAATTTTGGATTTATCGGTTGTACAATATTGGACAATTTTGTCAACTTTAGCTTTGGCATTGTCTTTATCCAAGTACCAAATAACTAAGGGAGTTAATGCTAACGCAGCAGCTCCACCTAAAACCGCACCTCCTAAGGCCGTGGCAGCAACTGCCCCTCCTGCAATATTAGGTGCTAATGTGGCACCAAGAGTAAATGCTGTTCCTGTGGCTCCTCCAGCAACACTAGCTCCAGCTGCGGCAGCTCCTCCTGCGGCAGCGGCACCTAAACCTGTACCTGCGGCTGTTGCAATTCCTGTTTTTGTTAAAGTATCTTGTTCTGAAATTACTTTTTTATTTTCATCCAAAGTTTTAGATGAATCGTATTCCATCATTAACTTTATTCTCTGTAACGCCTCTTCAGGGCTATATTTAGGTTGTACCATGTGAATGTATTTTATTTATAAATATATTGTTATTACCAAATTTGATTAGCGGCCCCTCGAGTAAGTCCTGTTTCCCATTTCTCACCAGCAACTCCTAATTTATTTGCTTTACCTCTTGTTAGTGTATATGTGTCAGCCCATTTAGGAACCGAACCACCACCTGATGATGGTGATGCAGGTGCCGCTGCGGCATCTTGTTCACCCATCTCTCCTTTATTACTCTCCTCAGAATGTTTTTTAAAAAACCCTATTAGGAAATCTACGTCTAATATCATAGTTATAAATATTTTGTAGTTTGTAAAAAAAAAATATTATATTTGTGGCATGAGAAAACTGTTTTTATTATTAGTCGTTTTGGTCTTAACTTCTTGTGAACACTATATCACAGAGATTAGTGACCTTACTCTTAGTGGTCTTTACGTTGTTAGTGAAGTTGAGGTGGTTAGTACCGACCCTCAGTATAGTACCAACACTAGTTATCGTGGAGGCCAGGTATTTCAAGATAACGATTTACCTGTACCATTTAATCGTATTAAGACAAACGATTTCAATATCAACTTTGAGAATAATGGGTTCAATGGTGATTTTGGATTGATTTGGACTAATAAAAATCAACCATCGTCAATCCCGATATGGTTATACGACACAAGATACAATTCGGATGGTTTTCGGGTCTTAAATAATAACGCATATAATTTGGGTTATATCGTATTACAATATAGAACATTAGAGAATCAACCCATCATAATGACTTTCCAAATTGAAAAAGATGGGTACGAATCTTTGCAGTTATTAAGTTCAGGTACTTACCCAATAGGTCAATACGGAGAAAATAAAAAATTAAGATTGTATCTAACAAGAATACATCCTTAATAGAACTCACTCTTTGGTAATGCGTCAGGATTAATAGTATAATATTCATTTAAGAACATTACCAATTCTTCTTCATCTAACTCAATTTTTTCTTCTTCAAAGATTTCATCGTCTTCATACTCTTCACCAAAAAAATCAAATGATTCAGACACAAGGTCGAATCCATAATCCGCAACGTTAGTATAATCTATACTATCGGTTCTCAATACTTCTTCACTATCTTCAAGTGTTCTGAATGAAACGTCTAAAACGTTGGTATCTGTGTTTAAGAAGTATGATATAATTTCTCTAATTTCCATAATAAGTTAATTTATAAACAAATATGCGTAAACATATCAAAAGTCATAAACTTATCAATGAATATCATTTTTATTTCCATATTTATTCGTATAATTTATTCATAATACAAGACATATGAGATTCAATTCACTAACAATCGACGACTTTTACTCAAACCCAATGGAGGTTAGAGAATTCGCACTTAAACAAGATTTTGCCGTAAGAGGTAACTACCCTGGTATGAGAACTAAATCGTTTCTAAACGATTCGATTAAGAAAAGAATGAGAGATATTTTATATCCATTCGCAGGTGAGATTACTTGGTGGGGAGGAGACTATACGGGGTCGTTCCAATATACTACGGCATCTGACAGGTCATGGATACATGCGGATTCAACAACTGATTGGGCTGCAGTATGTTATTTAACTCCTGATGCTCCTGTTAGTGCAGGTACTGGAATTTTTAGACATAAAAAAACAGGTTGGATGCATTACGATTATAAAGAAGCTGAAAAAAATCCCGAATATAACAAAAACGCGCCTTCAGGTGATGACATGCAAGACTATACTAAATGGGAGATGGTTGATAGAGTTGGTAACATATTCAACAGATTGATTATGTATAGAGCAGATAACTATCATGTATCTTTAGATTACTTTGGTAAGGATATCAATGACGGTAGATTATTCCAAGTATTTTTCTTTAACACAGAACGTTAATCTTCTGTGTTGACAGTAAATAAAATTTCAGGATTTAATTCTGAGATTATTTCAAGAACTCCTTCAACACAATAACAAATGTCTTGTGTTGTTTTTATTTTATTAAACTTTTTAAACCCTATTATAATTGGATTAAACGTTTTATGAAATGAATTTGGAGTCATGTTTTTAGGGGACCATAAGTTCTCATATGGTATACCGAGTCCGTTTAAAAAATCAATACTATCCTCAGTATAAGATTCAAAATATGGAATATTTACCAAATCCATTATTTCTTTTATTTTATTCTCTTCACCTTCTCTTTTATCAAAATATGAATAAAGTAACAATGACGATTCTTCTTGGTTTTTTTGCATAAAATGCCACAAGAAATATTCATTATTTCTTGCGACACTTTGGAAATCATTAACAGTAATAATTCTTTTTTCCATTATCTAAGATTTGCACCACATAACCAAGTTACAAGTGATTTTCTTGTACCTGAATTTAATGGGGTAACTCTATGTAATAGAAATGAAGGGAAAAAACATAGAGTACCCAAACCTTTTGGTACTGACATAATAGCACCTCCTGGGTTCATTTGTAATTCTCCTCCTTCATATTCTTCAGGTGTTGATAATTGTAACACACAAGATAATTTTCTATTTGAAATTCCAGGTCCTAAATCGGCGTGCCAATCATAGTGACCACCAT